ATGCTGCCTTTGTTCCTTTTCCCTGCCATTATGATCTCCTATCTAAGCAAAGCTCTTGGACTCGTGCCGATTGGAACCGCAAGCCCTTTTTTCGGTTTCTTATTCGATCTTAACGCTCCAGAATTAACCGCCGAGCTTAATGCATTTATTCCTTTTCCAACAGCATCAGTCGCAGCCGCAACCAGCCTGTCAACATCACTGCCTGAACGGCCAGATCTCACAGAACCATACCCGCCCCTAGAAGAAGAACCCCTCCCGCTAGAGGCCGCTGCGCCCACTGGCTATCCGTGACGGCATCCCTGGACTTCTGGTATTCGTAATTCCGGTCTGACTCATATACGCCCCGGTCATATGACTTCTGCCACTGGGAATCCGACACATCATCCCTGTATCCTTGATAGTCCATCCCGTATTTCCACTGGGAGTCCGCTACGGTGTCCCTGTGCCTCCCATATGCTGAATCATCCGCCGCCTGCAAAGCATTGAACGCCGAGAGGTTCATGTTATAATCATTCAGATAACGGTTATACGCCGCCTCCTGGAGCGCCGGGATCTGTGATACAAGCTGCTGGTTATAATCATTCCTCGCCTGCTGGCTTGCCGTCACCGCATAAGACGACCCGTAGCCCCCATTGAGGGCAGCCGCATCCCCCATCGTGTTCTTTGCCGCCTGCTCCCCCTGCCTCTGGTACAGCTTCGCCAGCCCCTGGTAGCTGGCGTCCTTCAAAGGGTCATATGTAAAGGCTTCCCTGTTGGTTATATTTTTTAACGTATTATCTATCTGCCCCTGGTAATCGCTCTTGTATTCTGTGGGCTGTTCATATTTTGGTTTTTCTGCCATATGCCGTTTCCTCCTTTAAAACTCTGAAAAAAGTATAAAAAAACAGGAGCGTTTTTTCGCCCCCATGTTATTTCCACCTGCCTATAACGCATATGTCTGCATATACCGGTTGTCTGCCCGAAATGTTTGCCAGCATATAGCATACCATGCTACTTTTAGTCGTGCTAAGCCTGCCCTGTGCGCCGATGGAAAACCCGTTTCCAATGTTGCAGGAATACTGTATGCAGATCGGCACTTCCTGAAACGCAAAAGGGAATGCCAGTGTCCCGGTTTTATATCCGAAAAAATCCATTCCATATGGACCTGCATAATGGTTTAAGTTCCCGCTCCACCTCCCCCAGCACTCCGCCGTCCCTGACGCCCACTTCCTGTACGCCCAGATGCCGGACGTGCCGGTTTCCACTACGTAGTCCGATACCAGTCCCAGCTTCTGCGCCATTTTCTTTAGGATTGTGAATGTTCTCATACTGCACACCCCCTGAAAAGGTTAATAAATCTATGTACTGCCCTCCTCCCCAGTGCTAAACTCCTTCCACCACCCGGTTACCTGGATTTTAGCGACAATTCTTGCCTTTGTCCCCGCAGGGCATGTATTCATTGTAGCAATTACGCCGCTCCAGCCTGTTATCTTATCGTCATATCCATAAACGAATATCCCGCTGCTAGTATTCACCCTTGCACAGGCAACGTCATGGGCATCGTATACCTTGAATGGATACTTCTGCACAGGTACAAGGAAGACACTCTGCGCATAGGCCGCAATACTCCCCGTGTATGTCCCCCAGAGCCGTACAATCCCGGAATCCCATTTCTGGTAAGTCCATATCCCGCTTTTACCGGATTCTACGACGTAATCCGATATCAGTCCCAGCTTCTGCGCCATTTTCTTCAGGATTGTAAATATCTTCACGTTGCACACCCCTTTCCAAAGAAGGATTTAACCCTTCTAAAAGCTACCATCTCCCCTCCGTGATTTTTCTGAGGGATTCCGGGAGCAATGGCTCTATGCCGACAACCTTTATTATGCCTCCTATGTTCTCCAATGCTGTATGTAATTGCCACGTGAAATAGCAACCGTCTCTCCGCTCAATTTTAACCTAACCGCTATTTCAGTATGATAATGGCTGGCACTGCTCACCCCTTGGACAAACCCTTCCCCACCAAAATTATCAGCATTGTACCGTTCCAGTTCTACCCCTTCATGATTATTCCACGGGTAAACCTTTATCCTCTGGTATTTGCTTATGCCAAGGATTGTCTTTGTCCCGGACATCCAGGCATCCCCTTCCCACAGCACCTTGTTTTTCAGCCTGAAATAATCCAGTATCGCCTGGATGCTGTCTCCCGTCTGTTTGAACAGCTCCCTGATTTTCCTTTCATCCAAATCCGGCCTTTCTTCCATCGCTCCTTCTTTCCCGCCCCGCAGGGCGCATATCATGCTGTACGTTTCCAGTAATACACTGCAATGTACGGCTGTAGGTTGTTGTGTGCGGCATCGCCGCCATATGCTTTTGTCGCAGGGCAGTACTCCCCGCCGCCACGGTTTTCCCAGCCCCTGGGTGTTGAGCCGTAGCTTCCCCACGAGCCGGAGGCATAAATCCCCGCTGCACCCCCGCTTGTATCAATGATTTTATGGGCAGGCAATTCCTTATCTGCCAGCTTATGCGCCTTCTCCCCGCCCGTTTTTTCCGCCGCAGAGAACGCTGTGTCCTCTTCGTCCACGCCGGCCAGCACCCGCCCGTCTGCAAACCGTACCCATGTCTGGCTGCTGTACAGCCTGTTGGGATCAAACGCTCCGTTCACGGATGCGATCACGCTGCCAATAGGGTAAATAAAATCAATCAATTTAAATGCTATTTTTTTCACCCCCCAGCAAATTAACAAGTTCATCAAATTCCGCATCCGTAATGGTGTAGTCCACATTTCCGACCCAGAATCCCTCGTTTTCCGCCTCCCCGAACAACCGCACGCCCCTGCCGCCCGCAAGACGGGAGATCACCGGGACGCCCGTCACCACGCTAAGGCTTGCCATCGACACTTTATCCGTTATTTCAGCGATGAACTCCCACGTCGATGTGGGATCAGTCCCCGACACGACTACCGAGGTTTCAAAATCCCATCCCTCTGCCGTGAGTGTCCGCACCGTATAGCTATCCGCATTCAGCGCCTTATATTTTAAAACCAAGGATTTTATGTTCTGCTCCTCCACCGGGGAGACCTTCCCCTTGATCGTCACTTTCGTATACGTCCCGCTAGCATTCCTTGTGCCATCCGCATTGCACGGATACTGCACCAGGGACGTGATAACGGGAGGCGAGTAATCGGTCACGGCAATCGCCTTCGCATACGTTGCCGTCCTTCCCCTGCTATCCGTTACCGGTGCCTTGATTTCCACGTTCCCTGCCGTATTCAAAACATTTGACTGAAATTCCGCCTGCTGGTATGTAACGCCATCAATCACCACAGAACATGACTTAACCGTAGAACCATATGCCCCGCCAGCGCTGACTTTCACATTAATCCGCGACAATGTCCTCACGAACCTGCCGCCGAATTTGCTTGTAACCGCTGCGACCGCTTCCGTCGCAGTGATCCCGCTTATAGACGGCACAACGTCCGCAGGCACAGTCACCGTAAGGTTAACAGACTTGCTTCCTATCGTGGCGCTGCCAGACTTCGTGACAACCGTCACCGTGGCCACGGCAGACGTGCCGGAAATGGCATTCATCCACTCCGCAGGGATCACAAACGCCGCCCCGGATGCCACTGTTTTGCTGTAGCTGCCCAGCTTCACCGTGATGGTGTCCGTAAAACTGCTGCTCTTCTTGGCTGCCGTCGCAGTGACCGTGGCCTGCCCGTCAGCGGGGACGCTGGACTTGCTTACCGACAAATCCGATACGCGCGGGATCATGGACAACACCTTCGAGCCGGATGCATAGACCGTCCCCGATGACACCCCGGTCACATACGATGCACTGGCAGAAACAGTCTTTGTCCCGTTTGCCGCATGGCTGACCCATTTTGACGCCGTAGCCACGCAGGTCGTCGTATTCTTTGCAAAAGAGGAAGAGAAACTGTACGACGTGCCATCAATCACCACGGACCCCGGCTTGCTGTTGTTGTTATACGAACCATTTGTCGAATGCGCATAAACCGACACCGTGACATACGTCTGGTTATTGGCCACGCTCTGCGACCCCTGCGCAATCGTAAGCGATAAAGATACTGCCATGCTTTAACCCCCTATCCACACGTCATCCAGGTTGTAGCCTTTTCCTTCAAGGTATCCGCCCGGCCTTATTGCCCAGCCCGTGCCGAACTGCACCTGGTTTTCCACGGCGATGTTCCGCACTTCCAGAACCTCGTTGGTGAATTTCGCCACCACCTGCCCATTATATGTAAATTCAAGTGCATCGTTGGTAAATCTCGCTTGCACCGGACTATCAGACCTCCCGATGATGATATTGCCTGCCTCAAGCCGGATAAACTGGTTTCTCTGCACGATTTCATTCCCCACAGCCGCAATCCGCTCTTCAAGCTGCGAAAACTCAAAAGCGAAGCCATCTTCATTTGCCTTGAACAGGTTTTCTATTTCCTGCTTGTATTTTTCAAAATCGCTGCCGGACGTATATCCAGACATGATTCCTATCGTCACTTCTTCCGCAGTCTGCAAGATTTTAGTCGTAGCGCTGGCTACTGTATCATTTGTATAATTGACGCCATCCTCGGGCGCAGGCGTCCAGTCCGTCGCCCTGTTTCCTTTCTCAAGCTTCACGAACCCCACGCTCCCGCCCGCTGATGCATCAGAAGGTAAATTGTATATCGTTAACGTATTCCCCTCCGCATCTGCCGCAGCCTTGGCAGGACAGATAAACGTGCATTCATACCTTCCTGTTGCCTCGTTAAGCGATATGCCGCTTTTAACTAACGTGATGCCATCATCACGGTATGCCGCAAAGGCGCCCGATGCTTTCCCCCCTTCAAAAGAAAGCGCATAGGACTTGCCTTCTTCCCACTGCTCCGAAAGTGCGAACTCTGCGATCTTAGAACCTTCTCCATCACGGGCATCCCTGGATTCCAAAATATAATTCCTGCCGCCAACCCGCATATCAGAAACGGAAGCTGCCACAAGCGAAATGCTTTCTGCGTTCTGGTCGATGTGTGTCTCCGCTGCGCATACCCTGTCCGCAAGGGAGCTTGCCGCTTCCTGTGCCGCCGCCGCTGCATCACCCGCAGCCTTGGCGTCTGCCTGCGCTCTTTCCACCGCCTGTTTTGCCGCTGCAAGCTGTGCGTCCGTGGCGTCTGCCTGCTGCTGCAATGCTTCATAATCATCCTGCGCCTTGCAAGCCGCTTCCCTTGCCGCATCCGCTGCATTTCTAGCAGCTTCCGCATCCGATATGGCCTTTCCCGCATCGATCTCCACCTGCTGCACTTTTTCAGCCGCCAAAGAAATCTGCGCCGCATTTTGTGAAATCTGCGTGCCAAGCGCAGTATCCACCTCCGTCAATTCCCCCTTTGTTGCATAATCGGCTTTCATGGCGCTATCCAATGTTTCAAGTTCTTGCGCAAGCGTTTCAATCTGCTGGTTCGCAACATTGATTTCCGACGCCGCCTGCCCAGCCTGCAACTTTGCACTTTCAGCGCTCTCGTTTGCAAATTCAGCAAGCGCTTTCGTTTCATCCGCTAAACCTTTAATCGATTCAACCGTTTTTTCGATGGTGGAAACAACGCCTTCAATCTCTCCTTGCCACGCACCTGCCGCATACGCCGCCTCATAAGCCTTGTTTAAGGCGCCGGCAATTCCCGGCGTCGTATATTTTATATGCCCGTCCGTATAGCGGACTTCATTCCGCGTCCACAGATAATTTCCCGGCTTCCATTCAGCCTGTTCATAACCCCATGCCCCCACAGGGGAAAAACTCGATGTCGAAAGGCACCATTGCTCCACAATCTCTTCGATTCCCACGCCCGGAGTTCCCGGTTTCCCCTCGGTATTTTGCTCGACGTCCTCCAAAGCCCTTTGAACGGAATCTTTGAGCGTCCCTACCTTCTGGTCGACCGTTGCGTTCGGGCTTTGGTCATATTCGAGAATCATTCCCATTATTTTACACCTCCGTTTATCGTCCCCTGCCTGTACTCCCGCACAAGGGACTCGATTCGGCATCTGCCTTTGCCCTCAAGCCTTATCGCAAACTTATCGCACCTGCGCGGCACGATGGGAAGCACGATTGCCCTGTCATATTCCGCATTGAGATGCTCAAGCCGCTCCCAATCCCCGCCATCGGCGCTAACCATGACCGTAAGCTCCGCCAAGTCTGCCAGGCTAAGCCGCATCTTGAGCCTCGAATAAACCTTCTTATCTTCGATAAATTCATCAAACGGTCCCAGCTCTGCCATCCACTCGATCGGCATCTTTTCTTCCGCCACGCCCGTGGGCATCATGTCATATATCTTATTGTCATCCTCATTGATCGCAAGAAGCCGCCCGTCATGATAGCAAAAATCCCTTACCCGCATATGGTCTTCCTTATGCCAGAGAAACCGCTCCATATCGTAAACGAAAAGCCTCGGCCTGCCGCCTTCAAGAACAGAAACGACATACTTGATCCCGTCCGTGCCAGCAATAGCATCCGTATACCTGTCCGTTCCGAAATTTTCCGATATCAACATCGGCACGCCGCCGGAATACGCCATGATCCCAAGCTGTGACTTATACAGCACGGTTTCATTGATAATCGCCACGGACTTGCTGCTCCCCTTTTCCAAAGCGTGGCACTGCGCTGTCTCGATCTGGTAGCTGGCCGGGCTAGAGCCGTATACCTTGTGTATATAATCCTCTTTAAAAAAGAGAAGGTGCTTGCTGTAAGCAGCACAACCCGTCCATTCCCCGTCCGTTCCCTGCTGGGCGTAATAAGAATCCAACGAAGTGTTCTGGTAATACGCCCAGTTCGTGGGATCGCCCAGCTTGCAGGCATAGATCGTGTTGTCCTTATTCGATACGCCCCATAGCCTGTTATTGGATTCCATGACAAAATCCAGGTCAGGGCAGCTCCTTGTAACGGATATTTCCGCAACAGTAATCCGCTTTTCTGTCTCTCCCTCTGCAATAAGGGAAATAAACGTCTCCTCCGGAAATGTGATTGCCGTATCCGTTACCGCCTGGATGACGGCCGACAGGTTCAGGGCTTCCGCGCCTTCCCCTTCCGCCTTTACCTGCACGGCGTCCCCGACGGAAAACTTTTCTGCAAAGCCGCCTGACGGAAACGTAACCGTTGATGCGGTAACAACGACTTCAACATCTTCCAGCCTTGTTTCCGCCTCCATGTCCCCAATGTCTTCGATTACCACGTCAAAATATTTCTTTTCCGGGAAAAAGCATATCTTCGAGTTGATCGCCACCATCCTGGCCGCATCCCCAAGTTTAAGGGACGGATATATAATTCCGTCATAACAAAACTGCCCGTCCGATATCACGGCGAGTTTCTTATTCTTCGTGATCATCGCCGTTGGCCGCTCAAAACTTTCAGTGTATACCACCCTCGGCCTCCTCTGCGCAAGGCAGGGGTATTCGTCCGAGGAAAGGTTGTACATATCCCGCATCTCACCATCCTCGATCACGGACTTTTTATTATATCCTTTAAATTCCAAGATCCGCTCCTGCCGCGGGTTAAATTTGTATACTGGCGCTACAAGCCTCATCACATCACCACCAATTCTTAACTTTCGTTGGAAGCGCTTTGCGCACCTTCTTCTCCCGCACAGCCCATGCCGCAAACGCCGCAAAATCAGACTCAAATTGCGCCTGGTTCGTGGCATAAGACTCATATTCTTCATTGACATAATCAATCTTCGCCTTGAGCCACGAAAGATACAGCGCACTGTACGGCTCTGGCGCAATAAGGGCTGTATTGCCATCCTCTTTCCAGTCATACTTCGTCCACTCGCCCGCTGGCACGCCCAGATATTCCTGCACGGATGCTTCCGCCTCATTTATGAATAACGTACAGTGATCCATGCTGAACGAATGCGGTTTTTCCTTCTTAACCTGCTCTATCGCCTCTGACAGCCTCATGCCCTGCCTCCTCCCTTCTTTTATCATAAGTATAAAAAAAGAACGGCAAAGTTTCTCCCCTATGCTGTTTTATTGATCGCAATCCTAAGGCTGTCGATATCCGCAGCAGTTATAATATCGCCCCGCGCCTTATCCGAAACACCGACAACGGCCACCTGCGATACCGCATCCTTCATGATGTTATAAAGCCCTGCCGTTATGGCGTCGCCCTGCTTCACTAAGGGCAGGTTCACCGTATTGCCCAGCTCACGGTTTCGTGATATGGCATACTCGCGCAGCCGGTTCCACTCGCCCGCCGTAATGACAAGCGGCGCACCTTCCGTTTTGGCAACATCCCACGCAAAATCATCCCGCACATACAGCGCAAACGCATTGCTGTAATTTACTGCGCCCGCCACAACCAAATCATTCGCGGAAGAGATTCGGAACAGCGTGTCTGCATTCCCCGCCTTGGCCGTAACAACCACAGGGGAATCTACGTTCGTTAAGGTTTTCAGCGTAACCCAATCAGACGCCCCATCCATCTTCGCCTGTACCGCATACGCAGTCCCGGCTACCGCCTTATCCGTGATCCATGAAATGGTACAGTTCCTTGTCCCCAGCCTCTGTGTGATGTTTTCAATTCTCGCCGTCGGAAGCAGGGATGTATCCTTTTCAGTCAGCATCGTGCCATACAGCGTTTTTAGCGTCATTCTTCCATTCTTGATGCGAACCATCACGTCATACTTTACATTAGAAATCAACCCTGTAAGGCTTGCACCCACGCCCTCGGCCTGCGTCTTCTTCATGCTGGCCAGCACATAATCATCATCCGTGGATTTTTTAATATAAAATTCTACATCCCTCGCATAATTCGGAAAATGGAACATACCGCTCACATCGGCGATAAGGTATGTAGCCGCCGCCGAAAGAGAAAGCGATCCCGTCTCCTGTGGCGTTGATACCACCACAGACCTTTCCGCAAGCTTCGTACTCCCGCTGTAAACGACAGCCTTCACCGTGTAATCCGTATTCGGCAACAGGCCTGTAAGCGGATAGGAAAAAGAGGCAGCAGCCGATGAAGCGTTTATGGACGTCGTGCCGATCAAAGAACCCCCGTTGTACCATTGAATCGTCCTTGCATACCCTGCGGACACAGGAATCCCGGAAAGCCGCAGCATCGATTTCGCCTGGTCTATGTTTTCGGCCGTAAGCTTCACATTGCCATATGCCGCCGACACGCTGCCGATGCTAATGCCGCCCACGCCCACCTGTAAAAGCCGCGCCGCATTTCCTCCGCCTGGCGTCCGCTCCACCATGAAATAAACTCCTGAAAGCGATGCTGCTGACACGCTGGCAGGAATCGTTATCCTTGCGCTCGCCACATGGCCTGCCGTCCCCCTCCACGTAGCGCTTTCGCTCTTAATCGTAAACGAATGCCATGATCCGCCTGCATAAATACTAGCTACAAGGCCATATCCCCTGCCTGTGCCGAGCCAACTGTTGGAATATTGAAGCCTCGCTGTTACCGTTACCAAAAGCTCCACTGCCGCAGGCGTCCTGCGCTCTACCGATACGTCCACCGTATAATATGCGTACGGGCTTCCATACGTGGATTTTTTCGCCGTCAATAACCTTCCCATCACATTCCTCCT